ATGAAGGAGTTCAAAGATACTATTCAGAAATATTTGGAGCAGAGAGCCGAGGAAAATTCTCTGTTTGCTCCAAAATTAGACAATCCCAAGAAGAATATAGACGAATGTTGTCGTTACATTTTAGGGGAAGCACGTAAACGGGGAACCTCTGTCGTAATGAGTGACGCGGAAGTCTTTGGGATGGCCGTACACTACTATGATGAAGAGGATATAAAGGTGGAAAAAGAGTCTTCCGGTTGTTCCGTCTCTTCCTCCTCTTACAAGGTAGAACTTACCGAAGAGGAAAAGAAGTCCGCTCGTGAAGCTGCTATTAAAAGACTGGCCGAAGAGCAATATCGATCACTCAAGAAGCGTCTGGCCAAGAAGAAGGTTGATGATAGTGTCCAACAAATGAGTCTGTTTTAATATGAAACCGAGAACGAAATTGGAAAAGCTGGTGACGGAGTTAAGTAGAAAACTACCTGTCATCACGAAGGAACAGGAAGACTGGGCCAAAGAGCATCTGTTTGATCATCTTGCCTACAAATGTAAGGATGAGTTATGGTGTTCTGAATGTGGTAGGATGTGGGTAGATACAAGCAATAGTGAATTGGGTGCGACCGTTTTGGGGGATAAAACTGAATGCCCTTATTGCCACCATCAATTGGATGTGAAGATTAGCAGGAAGCAGAAGAACCGTGAAGAGGCGTATATGTCCATCCTGCAAGTGAAAGGCGGGTTCCAGGTGATCCGGCATATACTATGTTGGAAAAATGTTCGGAAGGAAACTTCTCCGGTGTATTATGATTTTACAGAAGTGGTTCAAGAGTGGATTCGTGAAGACGGAAAACGTACAATCATAGCCAGACCGATTAATATGGGTGGTAACGGATTTGTATATAGTTCACCTCTTAGCATCAAAGGAAAATATGGAAGCAATCCATATAACTATTACGGTGATTTGTATGCGATATATGGAGAGCTTTACCCAAGGAAAGAGCTGCTTCCGGAATTGAAGAAACGGGGACTGAATCGACGGTTCCCGGATGTAACCCCGTCGAAATTGATACGTGACTTGTTGAAAGGCGGAAACGATGCGGAACTATGTCTCAAGACCGGGCAGATATCCATGCTGAAGCATATGTATAGAAATGGCTTTTGCCAACTTCGCTATAAGCCATCATTCAATATCTGCAACCGTAACCATTATGTTATCAAGGATGCGTCCATGTGGGAAGACTATATGTCTTTATTGGTTTATTTCGGTAAAGACTTGCGTAATGCCCACTATGTCTGTCCTTGGAACTTAAAGGTTGCACATGATAGGCTGTTAAAGAAGAAGCAGGAGCGTGAAGCTAAATTGAGACAGGAAAGAAATCGTATAGAAGCTATCCGTAAGCGTGAAAAGCTCATAGAGGATATAGCCGGCTTTTATGAACGAATGAAAAAGTTCTTCGGGATGAAAATCACAGACGGCAACATTGTCATTTGCCCATTGGAGAGTATTACTCAGTTTTATCAGGAAGGAAAGGCGATGCACCATTGCGTGTATAGTAATGGGTATTATAAACGATCGGATTGTTTGATACTGTCAGCCAAAGACACCGACGGAAAGCGTATCGAGACGATAGAGGTAAACTTGAAGACACTGGATATCGTTCAGTCCCGGTCCGTCTGCAATGGTGTAAGCGAGTATCACGACCAGATAGTAAAACTGGTGAAGAAGAATATGAACCTGATTCGTCAGAAAATGATAGCGTAAATTTACAAGGATGACTTACATTGAACTTATAAATAATTTCTGGGAATTGGATGAAGACTGGCAATTTACCTGCTGTGAAACGAGGCTTTATTTTTACTTGTTGAAAACAGCGAATCGTTTAGGCTGGGTGGATAGCTGGACGCGTAGCGATGCAAAGGTGTCGTCTGACGTGGGAGTGTCAGTCAATTCGATGAAAACAGCCCGTAATAGATTAGTTCAAGCAGGTCTGATAGAATTTAAACCGGGAGGAAATGGACAGCGGGATAAAACGAGGTATATCGTTAGGTGTCAGTTTAGGTGTCAAAATTTGATACCTAAACTACAACCTAAACATGAACCTAATCTTATACCTAACCATGAACCTAAACCGCAACCATATATTAATAAGACTAAGATAAAGACTAAGAATATTAATATACCCCCCACACCCCCCAAGGGGGATGTCGGAAAAGAAAAAGAGCTTTTGGAGAAGGAGGAGGCTTTACGTGCTTTGGAAGAAGAGTTGAAGAAACGAGAGGCAGAACTGGATACACACTCAGACAATCCGCCATCCAAACCGAAAAGGCGTCCTAATCCGTTGAACTCGGAAGCAAGGAAACTTTTCGAGGAACGCTATCAGGCTCTTTTCTCATCCAACTATTACTGGAGTGCGAAAGATGCGGGAAATATGTCTTCTTTGCTCAAGAAGTTGAAATTTCAACGGGAGAAGAAGAATTTACCTATTGACGACCAAGGCGTGTTGAATGCTTTGAAGTACTTATTGGATTCAATCACTGACGGTTGGATATTGGAAAACTTCAGTGTGACGAATATTAATTCGAAGTTTAATGAAATTGTCTCACAGATAATGGCAAGGAAACAAGAACATGGAAATACTAAACATACAGACGGAGCGAAAGCCCGTGAACAACAAACCGATAGAGAAATCATGGAATACGCCCGTAGTGCCTTCAGAAAAGACGTATTCAGTGATTCGTAGATACGGGGATGGGGAAAGCTTTGCGAAGACATTCAACCCATCTTTGCAGACGATATGTGCCCAAAACATAGAACGGTCCTTTTTGGGCGATGCTCCATCATTGGCATTGCTGTCGCAAACTTATCCAAATAAACAGGTAAACACTTGGATTATTGCCCATTTGATGGATTTATACAAATTCGCAGGGGTTAAGGAGAAGCCTTCATTTCAGCAAGTCTTGGAACTTGCTGTGATGATACGGGTTGAATATTATTATTTCAAAGCATCCGAACTGCTGTTGTTTTTCTTCAAGTTCAAATCCGGGGAATATGGTACGTTCTATGGTGTGGTCGATCCGATGGTGATTATAGCCGCCTTGATCGAGTTCAAAGCATACCGCCGGCAGCAGTTGGAAATCTACAACCGTGAGATACAGCGCAAGAAACGGGAGGAGCAATGGGCAGAATGGGAGAGGAAAGCTGTACCCTGTCCGGCGCATTTAAAATTGGCGAAAGCGTTTGTGGAGGAAGTACAAAATGAAGAATGAATATAATCCTTGAATAAAAAATCATTAAAAGTTACAATTATGACAAATTTAGCATTAAACACGAGAGAAATCGCGAAAGTAAACAATGTGGCTATCATGGCCGGTAATGATCCCAAGAAGTTGGTTCCCATCAAACCAATTTGCGAGGCATTGGGGATTGATTATGCAAGACAATTCCAAAAACTGAAAGATGATGAAGATCTTGGTCCAACTATTGGCCTGACGCCAACAGTTGCAGCAGATGGAAAAATAAGAGAAATGGTATGCTTACCTATGGAATTCATATTTGGTTGGTTATTTACCATCAATCCCAAAAATGTAAAACCGGAAGCGCAAGAGGCTGTCCGAATGTATCGGATGCAATGCTATCATGTTTTATACGAATACTTCGCCTCTTACGCTAGCTTCGTCAATCAAAAGCAGAAACGGCAAGCGGAAGACTGGGCACGTATCCAAATTCTGAAAAAGGAATTTCATGAAGCAAAGAACAAGCTGGCCAAGGCAACGAAGCAAATGAACATGACGGTTGACTACTCATTTGAGCAATGGAAGGCCAACGGGAAACAATTGATTCTTAATTTTGATGATTGAATTTAAAATTCGATAGGGGTGCTATTTTACTATTAATAGGATGTTAATTAGGAGAATATATACTTTGTCGATTTTTATAGCTGATATGAGAAACTCTGCTGTGCTCTACGACTTTATAAAAAAGACTAACATATTACAAAACATCAAGCTTTTGGTTGTGTTTTAACAAATGCTGATTTATTATAAAATTTTTCGGAATCAGTAGGGTCAATGGAATCGGTATCAAGTAGATTTTGATAATATCGCTTTTCGTCATCAATGGCTAACATATCTAATCTAATCCCACGTAACAAAGCATATTTTTCCATTAAGAACTTGAATCTGATACCATTATCTGAAAGTCCATTGTAAAATAACCACACAAATTCATATCTGGAGAAAGTAGCTCGTATCATACTCGTATACTGATATCTCTCATTAAAATCATCAGGAAGAAGTTTGGTCTCATCTATGAATTTGACCATACGGTATAGATGTCTGAAATAGTGGTCTAAATAACGAGGAGCAGGATGCTCTTCATATTTTTGATAATCGAAAGATTGGATTTCATTTGTAACGGAGTCTGCAACTAGTCTTTTGGACGAACTATTATTCCCCCTTAACACATGCTTTAAACTTTTTGACGGTCTGTTACCTCCAATTTCATATAAAGCCATAAAAACTTCTCTTCCACTGTGTGTTACATAATTATCTGTATCTGCATCTAATAGATATTCATAGACCAAAGAATTTACTATTTCTTGTTGTAAACTCATCATCTGAAAAAACGTATTTTCAAAACGCTGACGACGTAAAGTCTCGTTTTGCAGCTCTGATTCTTTTCTTTGCCCAGCGATTTCTTTTCGAGTATCTTTTAACTCTTGTCGTTGTAGTTCTAATTCATTCTTTTGCAAAAATATAGCATAAATAACACCGGCGAAGGCTAAAGCTGAAAATAATCCATTAGTTGCACCTGCACTATCACCAAACTCATTTGGCTTTTTAGAAAGAATTAGTGTCCCTGTTAAAAAGAAAACAAAAAGAATTGTACAGATTGCTATTAAAATGACAAGTCCTTTATAATCACGACAAAATTTTAGAAAAGGTAATATTTTTCTTATTATTGATTGTTTCATGATAATCAAATTTAACTTTCTCAAAATTATTCCCTTTTTCTATACTTACCAACAAAATTCCAAAAAACTTTCTTATATTTGCACCGTCCTAATTTATCAGCAAAGGCGGGTGACCGCCGAACATATTTTTGTGTCGGCATTTTTTATGCCCATACATGAACGCATTATAAAGTATAACGGTTTCGTACCCCCATGATACGGCTTAATGGCCGTAACTGCCTTTGCTGGTGTAGGACAATGGGACAGGCGAAACCGTTTTTTTTGTCTATCCTCTATAACAAACAATGTTAGTTATGTCCAAACAGCAAAACATTTGTTTGTCGGGGAATAATAGTACCCAACAATCAACGGCCCAACCCTCCGAAATGGGTAAGTACTCCACTCCTGAACTGCAAGCCGCATTCGATGCCGGCCGTGCTCTCGGAAGAACCGAAGGTATGCTCTCCTACCAACGCCACATCATGAATCAGCTTTTTGCTGAAAACCAAAAACTCAATCAGAAACTTCAGGAACAGAAAGGAGGTCGGTCATGAGAGAACAATATGTAAGAATACTGGTTCCTAATTACAATCCGGATCCTCTTAGTGTAAAGCAATTCTTCCAAATGCAGAGCTTTGCCAAAGATGTGCAAACCTATTTACCTTATCAAAGTACTACTTTGCTCGATTTCATGTCTATTGCATATAATTATTGTTTGAAGACACAAAGAAATTCGTTGGATAATATGACCTGTTATCGAGACGATCTTAAACACAAGGTTATGTTATTTCTGACGAAGTATTATCCAAGCGGATTCAAGAAAAACAAGAAAGGTTTGTCGGATACCTGCAACAAAGAACTTTTGAAATATCGAAAGCCTCGCTTCAAACGTGATTTCCTTGGTGAGTATGAACCAATAGAACGCATTTGGTTTATACTCGCGCTGCGTGCCTGCCACAGCTTTTTATTGTCCGGACATCTAATGGGCGACATAGATCAATTTGCCTACAAGCTTGAGAAAATAGCTTTAATGATGAAAGGAGAGATATAAGGGAAAAGTTTTTTAGGAATTATATCTCTCAGAATGTTCAAATCTGGATTGCTTGGTCGCCATCTAGATTTGAAAAAAATTAAGGGCATCGTCTTTTTGCTATCGACGGCCAAATTAGATAACATGAGGACTTTGCCCTTTTTATTATACGATTCATCATGGATGCATTAAGTGTAAAGCAACCATGGGACAGCCTAATTGCTCATGGTATAAAAGATATCGAGAACAGATCCAAGGGAACAAGAAGATGAAATATAAAATAATCTTTGTTCATTACGTAAATAGTTAAATATATTTATTCCATATATCTAAGGCATCAATATAGTTTGTACAATCAAAATATGTTACTTCATCTATATATGACAGCATTTTAGTCATATCTATATTTTGTGAATTATTCTTAGTTTGAATTATATTTTCTAATCCACAATTTTGGATTAAAAACTCGTGAAAATCTATAATTTTTTTAAAAAGACCGATAGTGTCAAACTTAATACCTTTCTCCTTAAATAGAAGAATAGAGCTAAAATGATTAGTAATATTCAATATAATATTTAACATTCTTATAAAAGAATGAGGATGAGAATATTTTTTATAGTATAATGGCGATTTATTAGAAAAACTGATTATATAGTCTAATAAACAGGCACTTAATAAACAAATTATGAAATCGATATTTTTTTGATTAAAATCAAAATTACCAGTGTTGATATATTGATAAATATGAGTTGCAATACATATTGCTGCATATGTATCAGCATTTATTTCTAATTTATGTTTGACAATATCAAAATTATTATTATCGTTGAGTCTTTCTTGTAATTCTGTTTCTATAGTAGCTTTTGAAAATTGAAATAAATGAGCTAGTTCATGATAATAAGTAAACAATGTGTTTGTTTGATATATTAAATAGCTTAAAGAAATATCTGTTTCCTGAACTAAATTAGGATGATTTTTTTCAAAGAAAACATTTAATCCTGTATTGTATAGGTACTTATCAATGCAATACTGAATTAATCCCATGCTAATAATAATCCCATAAGAACTATTCTCTTTTCGACAAGCATAAGCATTTACGTCAAAATTTGTAGAAAACAAAAAACATCCATGTGGAATAGTATTTCTTTCTATTTGAATATTAATATTTTCTCTGCAGAATAGATATAGTCTTTTATACAAAATTTCATTGGGAGTTTCAATGAAGTCAAAAATATCACATTTTTGTAATATCTTGTTTTCTACAGCATAATTTTTATCATTTGAGTAATCCATCTGTGTTAAAAATTAAAATATTAGCAAATATAAGAAATATTCTGAATTAAAAATGCTTTAGTTCATGAATGGATATTTTTCATATTTTGAGGAACATCTTTCCTTTCTTATATATCTTAGTTAAAATAGGATATGAAGGAACATCGTTGTATTATTTGTAACAGAAAAACTGTATCAGTAATTAATACAGAAGAAGGGTATATCTGCTATAATTGCTACTCTGATAAAAAGAACCCTCCAAAACAAAAGCAACACCATGATAACGAAGAAGCTCGGATTCAGTCGGAGTTTTTCAGCAAGGTTCCTTTATTCTTTCCTAATTTGCCGGATCGACTTCTTTTTGCTGTTCCGAATGGTGGTAGCCGGCATAAAATAGAAGCGGCTAATATGAAGCGTCAAGGTGTGAAGCGTGGTGTATCTGATGTTATTTTGCTAATTCCCAAAAAAGGATACGCATCCCTCTGCATTGAGTTTAAAACTCCAACAGGTAGACAGTCGACAGAGCAAAAGGAGTATCAGCGCCAGGTTGAGATGGCAGGAAGTAAATATGTGATTGTTCGTAGTGTAGAACAGGCTATTCGGGAACTACAGCAGTATCTGGGGTAATAGATTTCCCCTGTTATATTTTAGAATAAAAGTTATGGCAGAACTAAAGTATGATCCCCGGAACTATCGTATTCACACGGATAAGAACAAGAGATTGATCCGTAAAAGTTTGGAGGATTGTGGAGCGGGACGTTCTATCCTTTTCGATAAGAATGATTGCATTATAGCTGGGAATGGTGTGTATGAGCAAGCGCGAGAATTGGGCTTACCGGTTCGAATTGTGGAATCAGATGGTACAGAATTGATAGCTATCAAGCGTACAGACCTCTCAACAGAGGATTCCCGGCGTAAGGCGCTTGCCCTAGCTGACAATTATACCTCTGATACGTCCGTTTTTGATTTTGACGCGATTGTTGAAGATTTCGGTGCCGACGAGTTGGATGCTTGGGAGTTCAACATTGATGATTTGAATATTGATGATGTTTCAGTAAACGATGTAAAGCCAGATAAGGGACGCGTCGGTAGCTTGAAAGAACGTTTTATTATTCCGCCTTTTTCGGTACTTGATGCCAAACTTGGGTATTGGCAAGAACGGAAGCGCGCTTGGCTTGATCTTGGCATTAAGAGTGATGATGGCCGGGAGAAGGAAATCACTTTCAACCGATCCGCTCAGCCTCCACGTGTTTATGAAGCCAGGAATTTGATTCGTGAAAAAACGGGCATTGACCCTTCATGGGATGAACTACAAAAGTACTGCCAGGATCACGGTATCCCGTTTATGGATGGAACATCAATATTTGATCCGGTATTGTGTGAGCTGGCTTATCGGTGGTTTAATATGCCGAATGGTTGTATCCTGGACCCGTTTGCCGGCGGTTCCGTCCGTGGTATTGTTGCGTCTATGTTGGATATGCCTTATTGTGGTATTGATCTAAGGTCGGAGCAAATTGAAGCCAATTATAAAAATGCATCTGAAGTTTTAGGAAAAGAGTGTTGTGGTAAAGGTGGTCATAATTTTTCACCTCAATGGATTTGCGGGAATAGTGTAGATATAGATATTTTGGTTGGAGCTTATGAAGCTGATTTGGTATTTAGTTGTCCTCCGTATGCAGATCTGGAAGTATATAGTGACAATCCGGAAGACCTGTCAACAATGGATTATCCAGAGTTTCTACAAGCGTATAAAGAAATCATCCGAAAAAGCTGTTCACTGTTAAAACCTGATCGTTTTGCAGTATTTGTTGTAGGAGAAGTTCGGGATAAAACAGGTGTATATCGGAGTTTTGTTCCCGATACGATCGCTTCGTTCCAAGAGGCAGGCCTATGTTATTACAATGAGATGATACTGGTTAATGCAATTAGTAGCTTGGCTATGCGAGCGGGAAAGCAATTCAGTAACAGTAGGAAGATAGGTAAGTTACATCAAAATGTATTAGTGTTCTACAAAGGAGATCCGAGTAAAATCAAAGAAAATTTTTCTGAACTTGATTTCTCGGATGATGATTTGTTCAAAGAAGATTGATAAATTTGGCGGATAACTAAAAAGAAGGAGATTCGCCATGAAAATAAGATTGTGTATGATTTATCGTGAAGTTTTAGCGAAGAGATTGGAACGCAAGCGCCAGCAACTTGCGGAGTTGGAGAGACAGATAAATAGCGAAGGGGTCTCTTCATCGGTGGATAAGCGCAAATATATTGAGTTGAAGGCTATCGTGAATGAATTGGAGAATTGCCTTGATATGGCGGATTCTATGTTTAAGTTTAGCAAGGAGGAAAAAGGAGGATAGTATTTAATGGCGAAGTATAGTCAAAAATTAGTGGATCGAATTTGTTCTCTCATTCGGGAGGATAGCTATACTATTGCCGAAATCTGTGATTTGGTCGGTATAAACAAGGATACTTATTATACTTGGATGAAAACGAAATCCGACTTTTCCGACTCTATAAAAAAAGCGGAGGACGCACGGATGCAATTCTTTGTTGCCGAGGCCCAGAAGTCTTTATTAAAGAAGATTCAAGGTTATGAGGTAGAGGAGTCGAAGATCACGTATATCGATAGTGGGAAGCCTGTGGTTGATGAGAATGGAAAAGAGAAGCAGAAACCTAAGATCAAAGAGAAAACGATAGTTAAGAAGCATATCCAGCCGGATACCGCTGCTATTATTTTCACCTTGACAAATGGTAATCCAGATCGTTGGAAAAACAGGCAGGATTCTAACATTAGTGGGCTTACTCCCGTAAGTAAGTTTGAGGGGATGACCGATGAGCAATTAGAGGATTTTATCTATGGAGAAAAACAGAAGAGAGATATTGTTGTTGATGGCAGAGGCGGCGGATGTGCTGAGACGCCGGAAGGCGAAAAATGATTTTTGGTCGTATTGCTTATATCACGACCCCAAGTTTTTTGCGAAGCGTCTGTTTCTGAAAGAGGTGGCGGATGCTTTCACGCGGGTGTATGAATCATATGTATCAGGCGTGATCCGTCGGCTGGCCGTCTCTATGCCGCCACGTGCTGGGAAGTCCTATATATCATCCTTGTTCATATCGTGGATGCTTGGCCACTTTCCGGAAGAGTCGGTTATGCGCAACTGTTGTTCCGATACACTGTATAACAAACTATCCTATGATACACGCGATATTGTTCGCTCTTCTCGTTTCAAAGAGATATTTCCGGATATACAATTGCGAGGGGATAAACAGAACGTGCACGGGTGGAGCTTGGAAGCAGCCCGGCAGGTGAGTTACTTCGGTGCCGGTGTGGGCGGTACGGTAATCGGTTTCGGTGCTTCCATGCTGGCCATGACGGACGACTTGTATAAGAGCTTGGAAGATGCGCTCTCTGATACAAACAATGAGAAAGTGTGGTCATGGAAGCAGGGAACGCATGATTCCCGTATCGAGGGGAACTGTTGTTCTATTGATATTGGTACTCGTTGGTCGGCAACGGACGTGCTTGGCCGCATGGAGGAAATGGGAAAGTATGACGAGATTATTCGTATAGCCGCCTTGGATGAGAATGACCGTTCTTTCTGTGAAGATGTACACACAACGGAATACTATTGGGATTTACGAGATGAAACGGACGATTCCATTTGGTGTGCTGAGTATATGCAGGAGCCGATCGAAGCAATCGGCCTACTGTTCCCCAAATCTGAACTCAATCGATTCAAGCTGGCGGATATTGAAGGCAAGCAGCCGGACGGCGTGATCGGTGCTACCGATGTGGCCGATGAAGGAGACGACGATTTTTGTGCACCGATTGCCAAAGTATTCGGTACAAAGTATTTCATTACTGATGTCCTGTTTACGAAAGACAATGTCGAGATTACCGAACCGAAGTTGGTTTCCTTGATTCTTGACACCCGCTGCGACAATATGCGTATCGAAAGTAATAACGGTGGACGTATCTTCGCCCTGAATGTCCGTAAGGCTGTAAAGGCAAAGAACGAGAAATGTATCATACAGGCAAAACCAACTACGGCCAATAAAGAAACGCGTATCTTGTTGAAATCCGGTTGGATCAAGAAGCATTGCTATTTCCTAGAAGAAAGCGAGTATAAGAAAGGTTCGGACTATGACCGGTTTATGAAAGCTCTAACCACCTATAAAAAAGAGGGTGGCAATAAACATGATGATGCACCCGATGGTATGACGATTCTTGCGGAGAATGTAGAGTTTATTGGGTTGTGCAAAAATAATCGGGTACGGCAGGTGGCAAGAGGACGATAATTCGATTTTTTTATAAAATTTTTCCGAGGGGATAATTTTATAATTCAAAATTATCGCTACTTTTACTTCCAAATGTAGACAAAACGAAGATGATATCACATAAACAATATGAATTTGCGCAAGCAAGAATAGAGAAGCTGTTACCGTTGGTGGATGATAATACACCAGCAAACGATAGAAATGCAGTTGAACTTATGATGATGTCAGATATAGTGATTGCTTACGAGAAAGAACATTATCCCATAGGGAGGTCAGCTGCGATGTTGGGATATTAAAGTAGTCATATTTTCATCTAAATAAAGGCGTGATCATTTAAAGTGATTGCGCTTTTTCGTTTTATATTTTAGCATAAAACGATTATGCCAAGTATAAACGACATTCTTGCGAATGAAGATTTTGGGCAGGTAGTTAGTACGCTATGTGCCGATACGATAGAATACCGGGAACCAAGAGAATATTACAACGAATACCACGGTGAGCGCCGTCGGCGTAAGACCTCTGTCGGCTGGCGTGAACCCAAACGGTTGGCAGTCTATTCGGAGACATTGAAGGATAAAGAGGGCAATCCGCTAAGGTTGGAAGATAAGATCGTAGATGTAGCACGTATCGTTACCAACTTCCCGAAAAAGGAAGTGCGTACCTCTGTCGCCTTCTTGTTTGGCGGGCAAATGACGATTACGGGAACTGATCAGAACGATGGTTTTCAAGAATTCAAACGTGTATGGGAACGCCGATTGAAAATGCAATCCGTCTTGAAGTCGTTCGCTCGTAAGGTGCTTTCTGAAAGTAAGGCTGCTCTTGTGTTCTATCCGTATACTTCCAAAGGATTAGACGGCAACTTGATTACGGAGTTGAAGGTGAAAACGCTTTCCGTTCCCCATAATGAAAATACTTTCTCTGAATTTTATCCTCACTTCGATGATAATGACGATATGGATGCTTTTATCCATCGTTACCAAGTGAACTCTAATGGTATGATCCGGAACAGCTGTACAATCTGGACGGCAGATAAGATTATTACGGCTATCGATGAAATGGGTGGCTGGGTAATAAAAGAGGTTCCCAATCTATTTGGAAAGATTCCGGTCGTGTATGCAGATGTTTTCCAACCGGAATGGGACGAGGTTGCCGGTATCATGGATGCGCGGGAAATGCGTTTATCCCGTATGGCCGACACTAACGACTACTTTGCGGAACCAATCTTGAAAACGTATGGTGATTCCGATTTACCTTCTAAGGAAACAACCGGGAAAGACCTTAATTTCCCCATTAAGGTCGATGAAGTATCTGGCAAGGAATATCATGGCGATGCCGATTATTTGACATGGACTGGCTCCCAGCCATCTGTAGATAAAGAATTGGAAGAAACGAAAAACGAACAATTTGCTGGTACATCTACGCCGGATCTTTCTTTTGATAACTTGAAAGGCATTGGCAACCTGTCCGGTGTCGCTCGTAAATTCATGCTGATGGATGCAACTATCAAGGCGAGTGAGAACATGGAAACGTTCGGTCCGGTGGTTCAGCGTTGCGTGTCGGTCGTGTTGGCTGGGATATGCAATATTACCAACATCAAGTACCGTCCTCAATTGGTGAACAACCTGATCGATGTGGAATTTGGTTCCATTTTGCCGGAAGATTTGGCTGAAACCCTGCAAACCTTATCTATTGCCAATGGAGGCAAACCGATTAACGCTCAGCGCACGGTTACGGCTCATTCTCCGCTAACAGAAGACTTGGACGAAGAAATGAAGCTGATGAAGGAAGAGGAGGATACGGCTGCGCAACGTAATAACATGGTTGGTCTGACAATGGGATATGGAGAATGAAAGAACTATCATTTCATGAGCGACAATTCCTGCAACGTCTGTTCCGGCAACAAGGCAGCATAAAGTATTCGTTTGACGAGTTTGTTCGTAGGGCAGGATCTCTTCTGGCTAAATGGTCGGATCATGGCGGCGACCGTGTATGGATAGGTAATGCTACTATTGAAAAGCAAATAGAACGTCTGTTGGATGATTTACACACGCAGCTCGTAAGCAATATATCCAATACAGTTACCGATGTATGGAATTTAGGCAATAGGAAAGCGGATGAACTGGTAACGGGCTATATTAAGGATATGGCTATCTCCACTACGCTAAGGGAAAAATTGTTTTCCCGGAATGCCGATGCGCTGAATACCCTGTTGAAGCGTAAAGATGAATTTGGCAAAACTATATCCTCCCGTGTCTGGGATATAACGGACGGAGCTATGGATAATCTGGAGTATTATCTTTCTTCGGGTTTGTCTTCCGGTCGTCCGGCGGCCTTAATCAGTCAGGATATACGGCAATTGCTTAATAATCCAGAACGAAGGTTCCGGCGGGTAAGGGATACGGCTGGGGAGCTGGTTCCATCCCCGCCCATGAAAGACTATCATCCCGGGCCGGGGGTTTTT